CTGGAAAGACGATTGGAAACATACTAAAGGGTTAGCCAAAGCAATTATGAAAAACCCTTTTGATTCTAAAGCAGGAAGTGATTACAACGAAAAGCACGGCCGTGATGCTATGGGCAATGAAAAATTTTCCGATAAAGAAATCAAAATGGCTTTTGGTGTTCTAAATGACAAAAGATATCATCAGGGTAACTACAGTGGTGCAGTTGATACAATCGAAAAGATTGCTAAAGGTTTATCCAAACATCCTAGTGTAGCAAACGCTTTGAAACGAGCAAACGAAGATTTAGAATACATTACAGACAAATTGGCAAAATTACTTAAATAATTTCACAAATTTTAGTTGACCTTTTAAGGAAAACTAAATATAATGTAGATATGTTGTTAGAAAAACGTATCTACAACAGGCACATAAAGGCAAAATATAGGAGGCTTAAATTATGGCAACATTAGCAGAAATTCGTGCAAAATTACGCGAACAAGAAAACAAAACGGGTGGTAACACTCAATCAAGCGGCGGCGACAACGCAATTTACCCACATTGGAATATGGCAGAAGGTAGCGAAGCAGTACTTCGTTTCTTACCTGATGCAGATCCAAATGCAACTTTCTTTTGGAAAGAGCGTTTAATGATCAAACTTCCTTTTGCGGGAATTAAAGGTCAAACTGATTCACGTCCTGTGACAGTTAACGTTCCATGTATGGAAATGTATGGAGAAACTTGCCCAGTACTTTCAGAAGTGCGTGGTTGGTTTAAAGATCCTGCATTAGAAGATCAAGGTCGTAAGTATTGGAAAAAACGTTCTTACATTTTCCAAGGCTTCGTAAATGAAGATCCACTTAACGAAGATTCAAAACCAGAGAACCCAATTAGACGTTTTATCATTGGTCCTCAAATCTTTGAGATTATCAAAGGTGCATTGATGGATCCTGAGATGGAAGAACTTCCAACTGATTACGTTCGCGGTGTAGACTTCCGTATTAAGAAAACTTCAAAAGGTGGTTATGCTGACTACTCAACTTCACAATGGTCACGTAGAGAACGTGCTCTTACTGATGAAGAAAAAGCGGCAGTTGAATCACATGGTCTTTATAACTTAAATGACTTCCTACCTAAGAAACCTGGTGAAGTTGAACTTAAAGTTATGCAAGAGATGTTTGAAGCATCTGTTGATGGTGAAGCATATGATCCAGATCGTTGGGGTCAGTACTTTCGTGCTCCAGGCATGAGTGCTCCAACTGGTGATCCAAATGCTAATAAGCCTGCTCCGGCGCCAACTGCGGCTCCTGTGGCAGAAGCGGCACCTATGACAGCAACAGAAGAAGATTCTAATGCAGGCGTTACACGTGATGAATCAGGTACTGTAGAATCTACAGCATCAGGTGACACAAGTGATCGTGCTCAAGATATCTTAGCAAAGATCCGCGCTCGTCAATCTTAATTAACCAAGGAGTAAACAATGGCGAAACCATTCGATGTGAGTAAATTTCGTAAGAACATCACCAAGAGCATTACAGGCTTAGGTGTTGGTTTTAACGATCCTACTGACTGGGTTTCGACTGGCAATTACGCATTAAACTATCTTATCTCTGGGGACTTCCACAAAGGAATCCCCTTAGGTAAGGTAACTGTATTTGCTGGCGAATCTGGTGCAGGTAAATCTTATTTCGCAAGTGGTAACATTGTAAAGTCCGCACAAGATCAAGGTATCTTTGTAGTTCTAATTGACTCAGAGAACGCACTTGATGAAAAATGGTTGCAGGCTTTAGGTGTTGACACAGCAGAAGATAAACTATTACGTTTGTCAATGAGTATGATTGATGACGTAGCAAAAACTATTAGTGAGTTTATGAAAGACTATCGTTCGGACTATGATTCAGTTGACACTGAAGACCGTCCAAAAGTATTGTTTGTAATTGACTCATTGGGTATGTTATTAACACCCACAGACGTTGACCAGTTTGGTAAAGGTGATTTGAAAGGTGATATGGGTAGAAAGCCTAAGGCACTAACAGCACTTGTACGTAACTGTGTTAATATGTTTGGTAGTTACAATGTTGGTATGGTGTGTACAAACCACACTTACGCATCACAAGATATGTTTGATCCAGATGATAAAATTTCAGGTGGTCAAGGATTTGTGTATGCTTCATCTATTGT